TATGATTTCTCGTTTTGGTAAAGGTACATACCTTCCCACGATGAATATAATTGCGTCTTCTAAAGATTCTGAGCAGGCTTTCTTGGAATCTTACATAGAGACAAAACGACAAAATGAAAGTAAAACTACTCTTATTGTAGACGAGCCTCAGTGGGTAATTAGAAATGACAAAGGTACGCCAGATGATCCTGGAAGTTTCTATGTTGCTGTCGGAAACAAGTTCCTGGCTCACGAACTCCTACCTGTAGATGCTACAGAAGAAGAGGTAAATGCTTACAGAGAAAAAGGCTACTTCATGTTAAAAGTTCCTCCTATTTACAGAGAAGCTTTCGAAGATAATATGGACCTTGCTCTTACAGATAACGCCGGTATTTCTACTTCTAGTTCTACTAAATATATTTCTGGTGTTAGACTAAATCAAATTAAACTAGACACCTATAAAAATCCATTCGTAAAAGATGTTATCGAAGTCGGTAATAGCCCGGAAGATGTGGTACAATACGCTAACTTCTTTGACTTAACACGAGTCAATCAAAGAGACTTAGTAAGACCTTTATTTATCCATCTTGATATGTCACTCTCCGGAGACAAAACCGGTATTGCAGGCGTGTGGATAACGGGCAAAAGACCGCAAAAGGTTGGAGAAGAGCCGAGTAAAGAACTTGAGTTTAAGCTGGCTTTCTCAGTATCCGTTAAAGCTCCTAAAGGATTCCAGGTAAGTTTTGAAAAGAATAGAAACTTTATACGCTGGCTACGAGATAGGGGCTTTGCAATAAAAGGAGTATCAAGCGACACTTACCAGTCTGCTCAAATTCAACAGCAATTAAAAGCAGATGGTTTTAATACAAAGATACTTTCAGTGGATAGAGTTGATAGCACAACCAAACTTTGCCAACCTTATGCATTCTTTAAGTCAGCTATTTATGAGCGACACATTCAAATGTATAAAGATTGTCAGCTGTTAACAGAAGAGCTCGTAAGTTTAGAAAGACTTTCTGACGGACACATTGACCACCCGCAAAATGGAAGCAAAGACCAAGCCGACGCAGTATGTGGTTCACTCTATTTAGCGAGTGAGTTTGCAGAAGAGTATTCCTATGACTACGGCGAAAATCTTGAGACTTCTTTAGATGTCAATGTAGAAAGCTCTGATGAGTACAGAAAGCATCAAATGATAGCTGAATTCCAAGAGGAACTTACTAAAATTTATTTTGATATGGCAGCTGCTGACGAAGCAATAGATTATAAGAAAAAACAAGAATACGAAATGTACCAAAATATAATGGACGGTATAATCATTTTATGAAGGAGACCATAGATTATGGCTGAGACTGAAAATAAAAATAAAACATCACATCCACTGGTCGGTAGTCAAACGCAGCCAGTTACACTAAATAATACTACTACTTTGGACATTGATGTTAAAAATACGCTAGCAGATAATATCATAGAGGCAAGCCTAACTAGCAAATTAGATATGGCTGCTATTGAAAACTTTACTAATATTTCTAATTCCCGTGACCAGATATATCAAATGATTGACACCATGGCACAAGACTCCTCTGTGGCAGCGATTCTAAGAACTTACACTGAGGATGTGTGTGAGCCGGCAGATAACGGACACGTTATTTGGTGCGAATCGAATGATCCAAAAATTAGTAAATTTGTTAACTATCTCTTAAATACTATGAATGCTGATAAGAATATGTACGGTTGGACATATGAGCTAATCAAGTACGGAGATGTATATTTGCGTCTTTTCAGAGAATCTGACTACGAAGATACTTTGTTTAAGCCAGCAAGTATTGACCAAGCTTACTCTGCTAGAAACACTCTTAATGAGGATTTCAAAGAAAAACTGGATGAAGCCGTTAAGCTAAATCTGCACTCCGCTTCTGACCCATATAGTTATTATGTTGAGGCGATAGACGACCCGGGCACTATGTTTGAGCTTACTAAGTTTGGTAAAACTTATGGCTACATAGAAACTCCTAACGAGGATTCCGGATTAGATACTATATCAGCTTTTACTGGTACAAATACCTCAGGCACATACAATTTTAGAATGAAATCTGCTGACGTTAACGTCTATCAGGCTGACGACTTTGTACATGCCTGTCTTGAAGACAACTTTACGAGATTCCCAGAAACAGTTGATTTGTTTATCGATCCGGAAGGAAAAAAAAGTCAATCATATAGTGTTCGTCGTGGTAAGTCATTACTATACGATGCTTATAAGATCTGGCGAGAAAAGGCACTTCTAGAAAATGCTGCACTCTTAAACAGAATTACTCGTTCAAGTATTGTTCGTAAAGTCGGTGTAGAGGTTGGTGATATGCCAAAAGAACAAGTACAACAAACACTCCGCCGTGTTAAAGACATGATGGAACAAAAAAGTTCTGTTAATGTCGGCAAATCTATGAATGAATATAATAACCCAGGACCAGTTGAAAATAATATCTACTTCGCGACTCACGGAGGTCAAGGTAATATCACTGTAGAAGCAGTTGGCGGTGACGTAGAAGTTAAAAACCTCGCAGACCTTGATTGGTGGAATAATAAATTTTATGCTGCTTTCGGAGTGCCAAAAGCATTCTTTGGATGGACTGATGATGCTGCAGGATTTAATGGCGGTACTTCACTTTCAATTATTTCTAGTGTTTATGCTAAAGGCGTTAAGAGAGTTCAAAATGCTATGATACAGGCTCTTACAGATGCTATTAATCTTTTCCTATTAAATAGAGGACTAAAGAGCTACCTAAATAACTTTACTCTAAAAATGAAAGCACCTGTAACTCAAGAAGAAATTGACTATCGTACTGACTTAACAAACAAAGTTAATGCTATCAGCAGTATGCAAGGACTATTTACTGATATTGAGGATAAGCCACGACGCCTACGTATTTTAAAAGCTCTACTAGCTTCCCTGAACTACGGAGATGCTATTAATGCTGAAATCGATGAAGAGATTAAGGCAATAGAAGAAGCTGCCGCAGCTGAAGTAGAAGATGAAGAAGATTTAGAAAATGTCGAGGCTACAGAAGAGGTTCCTACCGAGGCTGGTACTGAGCCAGAAACCTCTGGTGATGATATGGACCTTGGCACGCTAGATGCTCTTGAGTCCTTTAATACCGGAACAGGTGATATATTATTGGAAGACCAAGAAATCATTAGTAGCATGTTATTAACTGAAGATGATCTTCCTTCGCCTGCTGACCTTGACGCAGAAAAAGATTTTTCAGAAAATAATTAAGTTTTGTTAAAAGAAAGGTACTTAAATAAATGATCACAAAAAATGACTGCTTAACTGTTTTAGTAGCACTTGAAGATAGAGGCATTAATATTAATACGCCAATGCGAAAATTAGTAACTTCTAAGGAAGTTCCAATGGAAGTGCTAAAATTTATTTTAGACAATCGTGGAATTGAAGTCGCAAATTTTTATGAAATGCTACGCAAAAAACATAATCAGAAGAAATCGCCGCTATATCATAATATAGTAAAAGAAATTACTGATACAGATGAGATTATTACTACCCTTGCCTGTTTACTTGTCCAGATTACTTTGTATAGTAAGAAACTCCCAACCAGCAAAGAAATTTTCCAACGCGAAGTAAGAGCTGAGGAAATTACTAGGGTCTTAAATAATTATTACAAGACAGGCGAATTCGACCAATGTTTGGCGCTACTCAAACTGCTAAAAACTGACTTGCTCGTACTTGAGCACATCAGCGGACGCAGAGAATTATTAGTATAAATAATTTAAACCGTGGTATTTTACCACGGTTTTATTTTATATTTAAAAATATTCGCTAAATTAATTGATTAGACGACAGTCTAAAAACGTTTTAAATATTATCTATTTATAAGGAGATTTTTATAATGGATTTAAAAAATGGCTATAAAGTAATTTACGAGAAGGCCGCTGACGGCGTAAGAACTTTCTATGCTTCTAAGAATGTTAAGTGCGACCCTACAGTAGACGATAAAATCGTTGAGGCTGAAATCGGTAAGTATAGACTTATCTATGAAAAGGCAGGACGTTTCTATGGCAGCGAAACAGGTATTCCAGCTGACAGTGATTACTGCTTTGAGGACTTTGACAAAGTTTTCGTAGAAGCAATGGCAGAGCCGACGGCAATTGCTGAAGATGAGGCAGTTACTCCTGTTGTTGAACCTACTGTTGAACCTGAAATTGAGCCAGAGGTTGAAGTACCTGTGGTTGACCCTGAGGACGAAGAATAATTTATTATTAAATTATCAGTTTAATAATTTAATATCTGCTAAATTATTTAGAACACTGTAACTGAAGAGGATAACTATGGAATTAAAAAATAAAAAGATTCTTGAAGCGTTACAGATGCAGCCACTATCACAGGAGGAAATGACCTCTAGACATATTTTAGGCAGAATGTACGGTCCTATTGCTACTTGTGTTGATAGCACACGTAATGGCAGACTTTACAACAAGCCTCTTTGGGAGAAAGCTCTACAAGATGATATTTTTCTAGAGAAGGTTGCTACTAAAGCACTTTTCTTAGAACTTGGGCATCCTGCCGACCGTGAAGAAACGGACATGAAACAGACTTGTGCTTGTATTCCTGAAGTTCCTAAAATTGTCGGTGATGACCTATGTGCCTATGTTGATATATTAGACACGCCTAACGGCAGACTGCTAAAAACGCTTGTAGACTATGGATTTGTTCCTGGAATCAGCTCGCGCGGTTCCGGTGACGTTATGGACAATAATCAAGTAGATCCTGAGACGTTCTTCTTAGAGAC